TGATACCATCTCCAACAAATACAAGCTTCCCTTTTGCAGATTTATGTTTCATAAGTTCTTCTACTTTATCTACCTTATCCCCCGGAAGCAACTGTGTATATACTTGGTCAAGTCCCAACTCTTTTGCAACTTTTTCTCCAATAGCTTTGGCATCACCGGTAAGCATAACCGTTTGTTTTACATTTTCTTTTTTGAGTAGCTGTATTGCTTTTGCGGAGTCTTCCTTTACTTCATCCGCTATAACAATGTAGCCTCTATATTCTCCGTCAATCACAACGTGAATGATAGTGCCTACTGCA